GTTGGTTGGGCGAGGATGGTATCGGGACAAATTGGGACTAAAAAAGAAAAAGGGGAAATACCTTCGCGACATGGAGTACATGAACGACGCGCAACGGGCGCAGTTGGCTGAATTGGTGGCCAAATGGAGCGCCTACAAGACGCTGAAGGTGGACGACTACGTCCGGCTTGAGCTGCTGGCCTGCGTGCTAGTGGAGGTGAGCCAGCTGCAGGCATACGTCAACACCAACGGCACGACCTACCAGGTGGTGGGCAAGAGCGGCGACACGTACAGCCGGGCGAGGCCGGAGTACCAGCAGCTGCAGGAGCTACGCCAGCGGGCGTCGGTCATCATCGACAAGCTGGTGAAGGACGCCGCGCCGGTGGATGACGAATACAGCGAGCTGCTTGCCTGAGTACTACTTCGACGACGCTGCTGCCGACCGCGCCGTCCAGTTCATCGAGACGTTTGGCTCCCACGTCAAGGGGCACAGTGGCCCGTTCCTGCTGGAGCCGTGGCAGAAGGACGACATCATCCGCCCGCTGTTCGGGTGGAAGCGTGCCGACGGGCTGCGCAAGTACCGCACCTGCTACGTGGAGATTCCGCGCAAGAACGGAAAGTCAAACCTGTCGGCCGTCATCGCCCTGTACCTGCTGCTCGGCACCAAAGAGGCAGGCGCCGAAATCATCAGCGCGGCCGGCGACCGCAACCAGGCCCGCATTGTCTACGACATCGCCGCTCAAATGGTCCGGCAGAACAAGACGCTGGCCAGCCGGTGCCGCGTGCTCAAGAATGAAATCCACTACAAAGGCAGCTTTTACAAGTCCATCAGCGCGGAGGCCTCCACCAAACACGGCTTCAACTGCTCGGGTATCATCTTCGACGAGCTGCACACCCAGCCCAACCGCGACCTGTGGGACGTGCTGACCACGTCGGTAGGCGCACGGGCGGAGCCGCTCATCATCGCCCTGACCACCGCCGGGCATGACACCGCCTCCATCTGCTACGAGGTGCACGAGTACGCCCTGCGCGTGAAGCGCGGCGAGATTGACGACCCGACATTCCTGCCGGTCCTGTACCACGCCGACCCCGGCGACGACTGGACGCAGCCGGAGACGTGGAAGAAAGCCAACCCCGGCTTTGGCTCCATCTGCCGGGCGGAGTATTTTGAGCAAGAGGTGATGAAGGCCAAGGCCAACCCCAACCACGTGAACACCTTCAAACGGCTGCACCTGAACATATGGACCGGCAGCTCGACCGCGTGGATTACAGACGACGAATTCATGCGCGGCGGAGCACCGTTGCCCGATGACGACTACTTGGCTACGCTGCCCTGCTGGGGTGGCCTCGACCTCGCCTCCACCCGCGACCTCACCGCCTTCGCCCTGCTCTTTTGGGACGAGGTGGTGCAGGTGCACTACCTCAAGGTGCACCAGTTCGTGAACGAGGAGCGGGCGCACAGCAAGAAGCTGGCCGAAGGGGTAGATTACCTGGCATTTGAGCGCGACGGTGACTTGACCATCACACCCGGCAACGTCACCGACTACCGCATTGTGCGCGACCACATCCTCACCGCCTGCGAGAAGTACCAGGTGGCGGGCGTCGCCTTTGACCGCAAGTTCTCCACCTACATCGTGCCGGAGCTTATCGACGCCGGGGTGGAGATGCTGCCGTTTGGGCAGGGCTTCTACGACATGAGCTACCCCACAAAGCAATTTGAGATGAAGCTGGTGGCCGGCGAAATCATCCACGGCGGCAACCGCTGCCTACGGTGGCAGGTGGGCTGCGTCAAGCTCGACCGCGACCCGGCCGACAACATCAAGGTCGGCAAGAACCGCAACAAGCTGGGCCAGCAGGTGGACGGCGTCGTCGCGTCCATCATGGCGCTGGGCATCAGCGACAACGACGACAACCTCATCACAGAAGTGTTTACCCTGTAGTTCCTACCTTCGCCACAATGGCCACACTCCTCGAACGTCTCGGCATCCAAAAGCGGGCCCGCGTGGGCAAGTTCGACAGCCAAACCATAGGCGCCGAGCTGGGCGTCTACGGCATGACGGCGTCAGGCATCACTGTTAGCGAGCAGGGCGCCCTCGCCATCTCGACCGTTTACGCCTGCATCTACCGCATCGCGTCCACCGTTAGCTCCCTGTCGCTGAACATCTACCTGCGCGAAGGCAGCCGCGTGACGCTGGCCGAGTCGCATCCGGCCTACGACCTGTGCAAGTACGAGCCTAACAGCTACCAGACGGCTATGGAGTTCTGGGAACGGCTGTACAGCTCGGCCCTTATGTACGGCGTGGGCTATGCGATGATTACACGCGACAACAGCGGCCGCCCTGTCGCCCTCGACCTGCTCGACTACTACGACGTAGAGCCCAAGCTGGTGGGCAATGAGAAGGTGTACAGCGTGCAGGGCGTGGGCGTGGTCCGTCCGGAGAACATGCTGGAGCTGGCCAACATCATGCGCATGTCGCCGCTGCGCCTGCACCGGGAAAACCTGGGGCTGACAAAGGCCGCGCAGGATTTTGGGGCGGAGTACTTCGGCAACGGCGGACAGGCCACCGGCATCCTCAAGCCGAAGAACCCACTGAAGCCGGAGCAGGTCGACACGCTGCGCAAGTCATGGAAGCACGGCGGCCCTGGCGTCAAGTTCCTTGGCGTGGACATGGACTACCAAAGCATCCAGCTCCAGCCGGAGGAGGCCCAGTTCATTGAGACCCGCAAGTTTCAGGCGGAAGAAATTTGCCGCATTTTCAGCGTACCGCCCGACCTGGTGCAGGTGCCGGGACAGTCGACCTTTAACAACGTCGAGCAGCAGCACATCCAGTTTGCCCGCCATACCATTCAGCCGTGGGCCGTCCGCCTGCAGCAGGAGGTAGACCGCAAGCTGATTGCCAGCTTCGACCGTCCTCAGGTGTACAGCCGGCACGACATGACCGACCTGTACCGCGGCGACATGGCCGCTCGTGCTAACTTCTACACGCAAATGCTGCAGGCCGGGGTGTTGTCCATCAACGAGGCCCGCGCCAAGGAGGACCTGAACCCCGTCGCAGGCGGCGACATCCACACCGTACAGGTCAACCAAATTGCCCTGTCGGAGTTCGGTGCATATTCGCAAAAAATAGCAAATGAAAACACAGGAAGCATTTGAGCAGGAGGTCCGCGCCCAGTATGGGGAGGCGGTAGAACTGCGCGTCAGCGAGGTCCGCGCGGCCTCCGATGACACCCTCACCGTCAGCGGCTACGCTGCCATGTTTGACGACATCACCGACCTCGGCTACTTCAAGGAGCGCATCGCCCGCGGAGCTTTCGACGGGGTAATGGAGGACGACGTCCGGCTGCTCATCAACCATGCCGGCGTCCCGCTGGCACGCACCACCAACGGCACCCTCGACCTCGAGGTGGACGAGACCGGCCTGCGCTACACCGCACGCCTGGCGGACACCACCGAAGGGCGCGACCTGTACAAGCTCATCAAGCGCGGCGACATCTCGCAGTCAAGCTTTGCCTTTACGATTGCAGACGAGGACTACGACCGCAAGGCCAACCTGCGCACGATTACCAAGATGGGCAGCCTGCTCGACGTCAGCCCGGTCACTTATCCGGCCTATCCAACTACCACGGTGGCCGCACGCATGAAAGCCGCACAGCCTGACCCGGTGGACGAGGTAGCCGAGGAAATCGTGGAAGCTATCGAGGAGACGCCAGCGGTAGCTCCCGAACCCGTAAAAGTGGAACGCAGTACATTCGCACAAACTAAACCCCAGACCATGAACTTGAATGAATTGAAGGCGCTCCGCGCCAAGTACTACGAGGAGCACGTCGCCCTTGTGGAGAACCCTGACAAAGAAGGCCGCCAAATTACCGAAGCTGAAGAGCAGCGGGCCGAGTGGTTGGTTGCCGAGGTTGCATCTTTGGACAAGCGCATCAAGCACCGCGCCGACCACGAGAAGATGGTCGCCCGCATGGTGGGTGGTGAGGCAGTGAGCCGCGGCGAAGAGCGCGAAATCGAGAAGCTGAACGGCAAGTTTAGCCTGTCGCGCGCCGTGTTGACTGCAGCAAACGGCCGGTCCTTGGAAGGCATTGAGGCAGAATGGGCACAGGAGGCACAGCGTGAGATGCGGGCCCAGGGCTTGCAGGCTGTCGGCCAGGTGGCCATCCCGATGAAGGCGCTGTACCGCGGTGCTGCTGACAACTTTACCGCGACTATTGGCAACGGAGACGGCGAAGGCTTTGTGCCAATTAACGTTCCCGGCGCTATCGGCTCCCTGATTTCTCCGTCTGTCATCGAGCGGTTGGGCACGACTGTCATCAACGGAGCTACGGGGAACCTCAAGTTCCCGCGCGTGTCTGTCGCACCGGCCGGAACGGCTGAAGGCGAAGTGGATGCTAACGCAAACAGCGGCATGGAGATGGACGAGCTGACCCTCAGCCCGCAGCGGGTTTCTGCGAAGACCACCTACTCCAAGCAGCTCCTCCTCCAGGGCGGCGCAGCAGTGGACATGGTCATCGCGCAGGAGTTGAACGCAGCCATGAACAAGTTCATCGACACGAAAGCCTTCGACACGCTCGACGGTGCTACCATGAACGACTTGAGCACGGCTGGCGTAACGAACACCACGTTCAACGCAGCCCTCGCTGTAGCTATGGAAGCTGCTGTCCTCGCTGACGGAGCCGACCTTTCGAACTGCTACTACGTCATGAGCCCGTACGCTTACCAGCTTGCGAAGAATCTCGCACAGGTTTCGTCGGTTTCTGCCCTGTTCGACCTCAGCACGAACACCTTCAACGGCTACCGCGCTATCGCCACGCCGTACCTGGTGGACACGACCGCTGGCTCGGTAGGACAGCTGCTCTTCGGTAACTTCCAGCAGGGCGCCATCCTCGCCTACTTCGGAGGTATCGACCTGCTCGTCGACCCGTACAGCGCAGCAGGCAACGCGCAGATTGTCCTGCACGTCAACCGCTTCTTCGACTTCGACGTTCGCCAGGCGAACGCCCTCGCGAAGTGCAACGACGCTGCAGCGTAATTGACCTGACACCATAGGCGAAGGCCCGGGGCACTCCCCCGGGCTTTCGTACTTTCGGGCCATGGTTACCACCGTCAAGGTCACGGGCACCCCGGTGCTCAACGACATCATCACCGTCGCGGACCTCAAGACCTTCTGCCGCGTCGACAGCGCCGACGAGGATACGCTGATGGACGCGCTGCGACAAACAGCTATATCATGGTGCGAGCAGTACTGCAGCATCCGCCTCGGCGACGTCGCAGCAATAGCCTACGCTGACGCGTGGGCGCCGCTGGGCATCAACGTCGGGCCGGTGCAGAGCATCACCTCAATCACGTACCTGTCGACGGCCAACACGACGCAGACGCTGGGGGCGAGCTACTACTACTCCGACCTGAACAGCCAAATCGCACGCATCCGTTTCGTCAGTCCGCCGGACCTGTACGACGACGCCCTCAACCGGGTGCAGGTGAACTGCGTCATCGGCTACCCTGAGGCGTCCGTGCCGAAGCCTATCCTGCAGGCCATCCGTATCCTGGTGGGACACTTCTACGAGAACCGCCAGCAGGTCGTCACCGGCACCATCGCCACCGCCGTACCCTTTGCGGTGGAGGCCCTGCTATCACCCTACCGCCTGCTGCATCCATGAAGATAGGAACCCTTGACCGCCGCGTAGAGATTCAGAACTATGTGACCACGCGCGACACATGGAACTACCCTGTCGAAACATGGTCGACGCTGGCGGAGGTATGGGCGTCGCGCCGCGACCGGAGCAGCGGCGAAGTAACGGAGGTCATGAAATCGGTGCAGCTGAACCGTACGGAGTGGACGGTGCGCTACCGCTCCGACGTCGATACCACCATGCGCATCATGCACGACAGCACGTACTACTACATCGTGGGCATCGTGCAGATAGGCCGCAAAGAGGGGCTGCTGCTCATCACTGAACTGCGCGACTGATGGACATCAGGCCGAGGTCCAAGGTCATCAAGTCGCAGCTCGGCAGCTTCGGCTTTGACGGGCGCCAGCTGAAGGCCATCGAGGACGAGCTGATGAGCATGCCGCTGCGCTACCGCGCCAAGGCACTCATCGGCCCTATGAAGACCGCGCTCGGTATCACCAAACGCCAGGCGGCAGCTAACGCGCGTGCGAGCGCCCGCACGGGCAACCTCGCCAAAGCTATTCAAGTAGTGGAAGGGAAGGACAAGCGTTACACCTACGTGGTGCTGCGCGTCAATCCGAGGACCAGCTACTACCTCCCGGCACCGGCGTGGATGGACCGCGGCCAGCCACAGCTGCAGCGCCCTATCAAGTACGCCCACCTCGTTGCCGGAGGCACAAAGGCAGGGCTGCGCACCAACCGCGAACTGCAGGACGGACGCCGCAAACACTTTACCGTACGCAACGAGGAGAGCGGAAAGGTGCACCGCCTGTCGCAGTGGCTGACCCCTAAGGTGCCAGGCATCCAGCACCCCGGCACGCCGGCAAACAACTTTATTGAAGACGCATGGACGGCTACGCAGGATGCGGCTGAAGCCAAGTTCCGCGACATCGCCATCGACCGCATTCTCAAGTTCAAAAACAGGCAAGGCTTCAAATGATAAACCACATTATCGACATCCTTATTGAGGACGGTGCGACGGGTGCTATCACCACCAACAGCCGCATCTTTCCGCTAGCTCGCTTGCAGGGCAGCGCCGTGCCTGCTGTAGTGGTGCAGCTGACAAACACCACGCCCGTCGACACACACGACGGGGT